TGGTTGATCAGTTTTTTCTGCCATACCCATTTCAAAATCTTGTTTTTCCTTTACAAGCTTCGTCGGATATGGAAGAACAGCATCACCATCTTGAAGCGAAGTAAGACCAATCTTAGTTCTGACTTCATTAGGAGTCATTATTTCGCTTCTAAGATAGCGATCCCAGATTCTAGAACGCAGATCTTCATCAATAATGTCAATTTCAGCAAATTTAAACATTTTCTTATCAGAAAATTCTTTGACAATTCTATTAATCTTCTTTTCTAGAATTTTTTGATCAGGTCCAACAACTTGATTTTTGAATGTTTTATCTGCATCTCTAGAGACAGCAAGATTGGCATTGTCATAAATACCAATTTTTGGAGCTGGAACACGGTTGGCTACCGTAATTTCATCTCTGTTCGACTTACGATATTTATCGAACGAGCCTTCCTGAACAGTATTTTCAAGTTTCTCAAATTTAATATCAACATCACGCCCAAGAGTAGCGGGAAGTGGAATAAAAAGGGTTCCATGATTATTCCCCTTAATTTCATTTTTGAAATAATTAACAACTTCTTGTTTAGATTTCTGAGAAAGGTTGGCACCTTTAAGAATGATTGCGTAGCGGGGAATGCTCTTATTTTCAAAATAATCAATGTTATATTCTTTAGCGAATTTATCACCAATGATAGCACTTAAGGCTGATACCGCTGATGGAATACCATAGTAGGTATTAGTAGGGCTATACTGCGTAAAGTGAATTAATTCATTCGGATAATCATCCTGCCCTATTGGATCAACCGTATCTTTATCTTGGAAGTTCTTGAAGAAGATAAATCGAGCTCCGGCTCTTTGAACAAATCCGTCTCTAGCTCTACGGACTCTTACATAGACTGCTGGGATATGTCCGATGTAACCGATTGTTCCATTGCGATTTCTTCCAACTTCAAGATATCCATTACCAATGGTAAGATAGTCAATCCAAACTTTAGCTAAAGTCTCGATAAAATCTTCATCAATATTGAAGCTATCAAATAATTCCTCAAGACGATCTTCTTCCTTCTGCAATTCATCTCGCAGTCTTGGAAGTGATTCACCTTCTTTGAGGGTTGCTCTTTCAATGCGTTTTCTAGTCTTTGATGTATCTTCCCATCTCCAACCAAGAGCCACAGTGTTCATAGCTCTAGCTAAAATGCTAGCATTATGAACAGAACTTTCTTCATAGAGAGAGGCTAAGATTTCCATATTGTATGGGGGCTGCACTAGATCGAACATCCCGTAACCATTTACGAGTTCGGGATCTACATATTTAGACTCTGTACCATCGGCGCCAGTCTGATATCTTTTGCTCAGCTTATAAAATTTATTTTTAACTTTTTTAGTCTGCTTAGAGATATCGACTTTTGATAGGAATACATCTTTGTCTTCAGAAATTGTTTTAGTTCCATCAAATGTATAAGAGCTAGTAATATCATCAATTTCTATGACTTGAGTATTATCCTCTGCCATAGCTGCAGCAATTCTTTTCATACAAGTCCACTTCTATTAAGTTGCTTAGCAACATCCACAGGGTCAGGAATCTGTCCGTCTAGTAAGCGTTCATTTTGATCATCATACTCATTGTCTGAGATCTTCCTGCTTCCCGACATCCATACCGGCCCGCCCTCAAGAGCTTCAAATCCAAGATAGTGAATAGCAGCATCTCTCATCTTCTTTTCCACTATTGGATCATTCAATTGTCCCCCGAGCGAGAGATATCTTCCCTCATCGTCTCCAAGGCAGGAGCCGTCTTGCATACGCCATAAGCATACGCCATGAAGATCTTCGATAATTACTTGAATATTCTTTAAATTCTTAGGCATACGATAATATTATCACAGAGAAGGGATTAACAAGCAAGAAAGTGCGCCAATTTGATCATAAAAACAAGAAAACCGCACCAAAGCGGTGCGGTTTTCTTAAAAACGATACTTTTTAGTTTCTAAATCTCACAAGTATCATTACTACAAAACTTTTCTCCCTCTGCATCAAGAGCTTTCCCTGCATAAAGTGTCTTCCATTTAATCTTTTTGACATCAGAGATCTTATCTTGCCAAGTATCCAGATCAATTCTTTCATAAGGCATCTGAGCATAAGCACCACCAACCTCCAACAAAGGAAGCATAGACACAGACTTCAGCTGTCCATCAATCGAGCGAAGCAATGGACCAATTTGATCTTTTTCATTCTCTTTAAAAGTAACTGTAACGGATACCTGATTATCAGCCCAATAGCGCTGAGCGAGAATTGCCAAAGCAGTCTTCTCCCACATACTAACCTCTCGCTCTGTGCGGACCTCTGGGCCCCTTGTGGGCAGCTCTACGACGACGCTGTGAGTAGGGTCCATAACATCCGGCTCTGTATGATAACCAGCAGCAGCAAGAGCTTCAATGAGGGGATCATTCGAAGCGAGACGCATACGACGGATATAAACATCAGCAGTAGGCCAGTGAACACCCGGAGTTACTCCGAAGAGTAAAGAAACGGTCCCTGAGGGCTTCACGGAGGTAGTCTTAATCGACTGACGGCATCCAAGCCATTCAGAATAAGTAGTGTCCAAATGCTGGATATACTCATATCCAGAATTAAGCCAAGTTCTAAGCTCAGTCCATCCATTCACTTCCGCAAAATGTGCGAGCCCAGATACAGAACATCCAATGCGACGATTACGTTGCATAATAGCATTAGTCTCAGGCCAATGAGTAGGAAGCAAAGTTACTGACTTAGCATAGAGATATGAAATCTTCAAAGTCTTTCCAAAATCTTCTAGCGAGTCATGACGAGAAATAAAATTTTCAACTAGAGTGCAGCACTCACCAGATTCAAGAGTCTGCTCTGAGCAAGGATTAGTTCCAGCAGCACGCCAATCTTTATTGTTAGCAGGGTCAAGCAATCGTCCATACTCACGACAGAGATCAAGCCACACAATACCCGGCTCTCCATTGTTAGCAATTCGATCAGCGATATTGTCAAAATTATCACCAACATTCGCAATAATAGAATTGTTAGATGTATGTCCCCACCCATTAGCTCCCATACGTTCAGGATTTACTTCCCAATTCTTAAGATCAAGGAACTCAGGATCATTCATCTCGCCAAGAGCAATCTCAGCGGAGCGACGAACATTTCCAGCTACAACACACTTCCCAATCTTATTTTGAATGTCAACGATATCAGTTGATGTAATTTTTTCGCCTTCACGTCCCTCGAATTGACTCTTCAAAGTCTTGTGAAGATCGATTAGAGGACCCGGACCTGCAGCGACTCCACCGAATCCCTTGATAGGTTCTCCAGATGGGCGAATCTCACTATAATCAAATTCGATAGAATTACGATTAGCGAAGAAATAACTTTCAAGAAGTACTGAAACTGAGTCACACCATCCCTCGCGAGAATCAGGAATTGTCACAGTCTTGACTTCCTGAAGAGGCTTGTGGATTTCGAGTTTTCCGGCACCCTTTGTGTCAAAGCCGACACCGACGCCAAGCATTGACATTTCCATCAAACGAACAAAAGGCCAAACGGCATCGTAAACGCTACGAGAAGAAATGCTTTCAGTCGAAAGAAAAGAGCAGTTTTGCAAGGCGGCAGAATTCTTTTGAACATGAACAAATTCAGTACCCATCATCCAAAGGCCACGACCCGGAGGAGTCCACTTCCCAACAAAAAGGCGCTCGTAAGCATCTTGAGCAGTATTCTGAGCTTTACGCTCATTCCAAGGAAGACGACTTTCTTTGCACCAATCTTTCTGAATCGAAAATGTACCCTCAATAACTCTTCGGCAAGTTTCAAACCACTTTTCCTTAGAGCCATCTGCCTTTCTTCTCGAATACTTAGTCAAGAAAGTAAGTTCGCCAAGAGAATTTCCAGAGCCAATAGGAAACCCCCAAGGAACCTCTCTCTTCTCATAATTTGAAATAAAATCATTAGACAACTTGAAGCTCAAGTAGCTTTCACTATCCACAGTTTCTCCTATTCAGTCGTGGTCTACCTGAGGGCTCTCAGCGCTTAGGTAGATTTAGAATTGTGGCGGAGAGCATCTCCACCTCTGTATAGAGCATATCACTCAGAGAGCGTCTATGCCTAAATTATCACACTCTTTCAGAGATTTTTTCTCCCAGAATGTCTACAATTTGCAAGCCAATGTCATCCCATGTTTGAGTTGCATGAATCACGCTTGCTGAGTGCATAGTCTTCTGCTTCACAGCCTCGAAATTATCAAATACAAACTTCATTTTATCTCGAAGATCATCAAGATCAGGCTCAACCCAGTCTCCGACATGAACTCCAACTCCGGGAGCCGGGCGAGAATCAAGGGGAACTGACATCTCAGCAAAATCAGCGCAAGCTGTTGCGTTAGTTACAATAGTCGGAAGTCCGGTAGCTATTCCCTGAAATGGGATAAGACCAAATCCCTCTCCGTTTGTAGGATAAACCAAACAATGTGCAGAATTATAAACTTTTACTAAATCTTCTACATCAATTGGATAATCTATTACTTTAATTTGAGGATGTTTTTTTGCGCTTTTGAAATCATTGTACTTATCATAGTATCTACACTCTGTAGCTTCATTAGACTTCAACAAAAGAAAGACATCATCTCTTCCATCAAATAGATCAATGAATGCATCTACTACTTTCTGACCGCCTTTTCTTGCCGTGGGTCCGCCAATATGAAGAAAGACAAATTTATCAGATACAAATCTATTTTCAATTTTCCAAAGTTCAGGATCAATGCCATGAGGAACTTTTCTAATAATCTTGTTGACATTATATTCTTGAAATATATCAACACAATATTGAGAGGGAGTCCAGATTTCTTGCATCTCTCTCATTATCCCCGGCCAAGACTCTGGAAGAGCTGACGACTCCCAAGGAGTGTAACCAATGCGATATTGATCTTTATTACCGCTATAATATTCTGGCTGAATGAAGGATATATGACACTTAGTATCTTTATTATCATAAGAAACTTTTACGTCAGCGTTCTGCAGCGCTCGAATTGTTCGAACTGCTGCATATCCGTATCCCATCCCCTCGCCTATACCCGGAGGGCTAAACCAGCCAATTTCTTTCATATTAAATTAAAGTCTCTCTGATCTAAAATTTGCTCTCCGGTATTAAAATTAAAAATTTTAATATTTTCCCAGAAAAGTTTTACTGCTGTTTCTTTGTCTAAATGATCTTTAATTGTTCTATCACAAAAAACACATCTTGTCATTGCAAAAAAGTCTTTATCTATCAAGAAAATAGATAAAGAGTCATTGTTCATGACAGGAAACTTGCCACAATCTTCGCACTCAATAGTACAAATAGGCTTGCTCATTACTGAATTATATCAGACTAAAAGATGCCCTGCTCTTCATAATAATGTGATATATCCATCATACCAGAGCCAGTTTGTATTGATCTCAAGTATGTTCTATTCCTATGGCAATTAGCGCAAACTACATCGCACTTGGATATCTCATTTTTGACAGATTCTAGTGATATTACTTCTCTTGAAAATCTTGATATATTGAATTCTTTATCTCTGAGGTGATCGAAGTCTTTCATCCAGTATGGATAGTCTTCTCCACAATCAACACAAGGATGAGACTGCTTATACTCTTGAATATATTTTCGTTTATTACTTCTCATATCTCGCGTTCTTTGTAGATTTTTTTCTTTTTGCCCCGCTCCGAGATAATATGAGATAGTTCCTTTTGAACAACCTAACTCAGACTGTATTTCTTTATAAGTCATTCCTCTAAGTCTGAGTTCGAAAATTCTATCTGCAAGTTTTGTCATAATTTAACCGTTCTATATATTGTAAAATTTAATTTTAGTCCCCAATCTAGGAGTCGAACCTAGCACGATAAGGGTAGCCTCGCTTTTGAAACTAAGTTCAGCTATAATTAGTCCCGACGACAGGGATCGAACCTGCATGTGTCCAGTTAACCTTTCAAGACGTTAGAAGCGTCAGGGTATACGTCGGGAGATATTGTGAAGTGTAAAAATTGTAGCATACAAACGAGTAATCCAAGTTTTTGTTCACTATCATGCTCTACAAGCTATGCAAATAAAAATAAACCAAAAAGAAAAAAAGTAGAAAAACTTTGTAAATTATGCGATAAAATTGTTGATAAAAGATCAACGGTTTGCAAAGAACATCGTAAGATATATAGAATTGAAGAGTGGCTTAATGGAGAGTGGAGTGGTGGTAGTAATACTAGGCTTTCTACTTCTGTAAGAAACTTTCTGCTTCAAGAAGCGGATTATACTTGTAAGTGTGGATTTAATACTCCGCATCCTACAGATGGCGCTTCTATACTTGAAGTTAATCATATCGATGGAGATGGCTCAAATCATAGAAGAGAAAACTTAGAAATTCTTTGTCCAAATTGTCACGCCTTAACAGATACTTATAGAGGTAGGAATATTGGTAATGGTAGGAGTGTTTATTATACCAGAAAAGAAAAGTAAAACCTAGTCTGTGCATCCGGCACATTGGGGGTAGAATACTTTATCGATCCAACACTTTGCTATAAATGTGAGCACCACACTTCGGGCAATCCCACTCCCAACAATCACGCTGACTGAGTTGGGAGCGCAGACGTTCGATCTCATCGGCTGCTTCACGTTCCAAATAGCAGTCTGAGTGACCGTGATCTGATTCAAGATATTCCCCCTCTGGAGGACACGCTCGCATACGCAGCAGTTCTACAATGTCGTTCCTGCTGGATTCTTCCATCATATCTCCTTGATTAAAAGTGCGGGCGGTGGGATTCGAACCCACACTGGATCGGTTTTAAGCCGACTCTCTCTGCCGGTTGGAGTACACCCGCATATAAAGCATTTGGCTGGGGGATTGCTCCCCCAGCCTAGCACTACCTTCACACGGTTTTCTGCGCTTCGTTCGGACTACGACATCATATCACTAAGACGAACAATTCCATCGGGAATTGCTGCCAATCTACACAAGCCTTCCGGCTCAACCGACTGAGCTACAATGTGGCACTGCCCTTCGCCCTCGTAGTGAGCGCAATTTAGGCACTTAATGCCCATAGAAGCGTTGTCATTATCCGAAGCCTCGATATAGCCAACCCAAATACCCTTGCCGTCATTATTCGCAAGCTTTCCATGACGCTCTACAATATCCATCATAGCTTGAACGAATTCTCTTTCGGGCTGAGGCATAGAATCTCTGATCTCATCAGCAATCTTGTCAATCCAGTTATTTTCCATAATAACTCCATTCTGTGTGCTACGTTCGCAACGTCGCTATTATATCACGAATAAAGAAGTTCTCCAGCGATTCTAGGACCATCTTTCACAGCTACTAAATTTGCTCTGACATAACAAATCTTATGATATTCATGCCATTCACTTGGATAGTAAGTCAACATTCTACTCACCTGAAATTTACAATTAATTTCGGGGACATACTTAGCGTAAAATTCATTGGTAAAATACCAGAAAGAGTTTTCATTATAGAAAGCTACATGAGTTGGATCTTGGAATGCTCCACGACCATCAGTGGAAGGTGTAGATGAAAGGATCATGCCACCATGAGCAAGAAGTCTATACATCTCATTGAATACAGCAACCTTATCAGGGATATGCTCAAGAAAATCTATCGCTCTAATAACACCGACACTATTATCTGGGAGATCAATACCATTTGTGATATCAGCGATAATATCTACACCTTCACCATCATACTTATCTACACCCAAATATCCCGCGGGCTTTGAGTGAGCAGCACCAAGATCTAAGGCAATGAGATTATTTCTCTCAGACCAAGCGAGGGCATTTTTCTCAATATATTTATCATATAACTGAACTGTCTCTTGTTGAATTCTCTGATTGAGAATTACATCTTTTTGAGTATTTTTATCATGCACTCTTTGAAGGTAGAGGCAATGATTAATCTGATAGAAATCGGTGGCTTGATACATTCTAGAAATAATATCTTGATCATCAAGAATATCTAGAGACTCATCATATCCACCAATTTGATCATAGATATCTTTTCTAAACGCCCTGACGTGATTAGGAGCGAACCAAATATAGCTAACAGTGCTTGGATATGGACTAAAAGACTTGGCAGTAGATACATCTTTGCCATCTACAGATTCATCTTCATATGTCCATCCCATAAAGGAATTAAATTTTGCATCATTTTTATCACCGTCTGCATCTACTTGAGCAGTACAACTGTAGATAAATCCGCAATTTTTATTTTCTACAAATGCCTGTACGAGCTCCTCTAGACAAGTTGATACAAGAATATCGTCGTGATCAAGCTCAACTAAGTAATTACCATTAGCTAATGAGCAAGCATACTTCTTCGCTGCCCCAACTCCGGTAATATCATTGTTGGAATAGATCTTGACTCTAAGATCTTCTACGGGAGGAGTCCATTCTGCTCCACCATTTAAGACAATAATCCATTCCCAGTTTTCATAAGTCTGACCTACAACGGAATGGAAAGCTTCGTCAAGATATTCCGGATTATGGCTTGGAGTAAATATGCTTACAAGACCATTATTCATTTTCTACCTTCATTCATACTCTTGTATGGGAGTTGTCCTTCATCGAGGACTAGATTAGACATACCCTTGTTAAATTTAAGAACACCAATTCTCTTCTGCGTTTTATCTCCGTCTGGAAAGATCTCAATATCTTCGCCATTATATTCAGGCATTTTTTCTCTACTAAAATGTAACTTAGCCATCACTTCTCCTTGTACATTAGTACCTCTGGTGGGGATCGAACCCACGACCTTCGGATTAAAAGTCCGCTACTCTAGCCATCTGAGTTACAGAGGCTAAAATTCATTTTTTCTTTAAAATAACTCTCAAATCGCAATGTGTGTTGGTTGTTCCAGCGTCTAATACATCTACATCTAATCTACTAGCAACATTCAAAAAATCTCTGATCGACACATTGCTATAGTACTCAGTATCTTCTGCTGTTAGATAATGTCCATCAATAGCAGAGTGTGGAGGTCTACCATCAGTGGCGCAAGTGATTACAATCCACCCACCAGACTTTACACTATCCACCATATTGGTGACAATATTTTGCCATTCTGGAGCGTGTTCTAGAACTTCAGTAGAAATTGCTACATCGAATTTTTCACTGAAGTTAAGACTCTCAACCTCAGAGTTATTTGAAAAATCAACAACAAAATCTACTCCATCGTCATCCATGATATCTGTAGTTGTGAATACAGAGCCATCAAATAATTGATGAACTGTGCCATTCACATTTCGTCCGCCAACATCAAGGATATTTAGACCATATAACTCTACATCTCTGCTAATTTTATTTGCAGCATATTCACAATATTCAAAAGCTTCGGTGTGCATTCATTCTCCTATTACACTGGCCATACATATTCCATATTATCAGATTCTTGCCAGTTAAACTTCGAATAGTGATCTGGCTTCTTCCTGAGAAGGTTGCTACGATGCGAGGCGTGAAGTTCTTCGTTTCCCATCCACTCTGGATATGAAAAATCTTCCTCAAGAGAAGAGAATGCTTCATAAGTCTTGCCAAGGCAGGTATCTTTGTAGCCCCTCATAGTCCATTCAGAAACAGTGGCAATCTGATAGAGCATAAGATAGTTCTCATGACCTTTCCACATCTTCGTGGCTGGATGATTAATCCAGCCTTTGCCACGGCTTTTTCCAGCAAGTGTTTGCATGATCTGCAAAGTCTCCACTCTTTGCTTTCCAAGCCTCTGTCTATCAAGAGACATAGCGCAAAGAGCAAAGTCATCAGACGGAAGAAAAGTTTGCATTAGTCTTCACTCACAATCTTATTTTCATAAAGCGCAGTGAAGCAGGCTTGAGCAACGGCTTTAGTTAGAGGAGCGTATGTCTCTGTCATTTTAGACATTTCAATCGCAACATTAAGAGGAATTTCTATTTTTATACTTTTATCATCAATCATCATATCTCCAAATTATCAAGAATAATAAAGTAACTACTATACCTATAAAAAATCCAAGCCAAAATATATCCATCTAAGACTCCAAAGCTTTTATGTAAGCTTGGTCTGTAATTTCTCCATTATAAAATTCTCCAGATGGATTATTCATAGCTTCTACAATTACCCTAGGAAGAACTACTGAAACTAAGTCACGCATTTCTTCTTCTGTTGGCTCTAACGCTGACATACAACCTCCTAAGTCCGGCAGGGTGGGATTGAACCACCGACCACAAGTATATAAGACTTGCGCTCTGACCAACTGAGCTACTGCCGGTTGGAGCCTAAGAAGGGGGTTGAACCCTTGACCGCTCGCTTACAAGGCGAGTGCTCTACTACTGAGCTACTTAGGCACAGAGTTATGATAGCACGGTGCTACGACTCTCATACACTACCATTGCGGATAGCGAAGAAGTCCCTGCCAATCACTACCATACTTACTCGATAACACATGGTTCATTTCGATATTTGCATGATGTCTATAGGATGATTTGTCTTCCTGAGACTGATGTTCATAATGTCTGATCTGTACTTTTTGAATTAGATAAGTTTTGTAGTTTTTTAAGATAGAGCGATAACAGTAATCTAATTCTATACCCCATCCATGCGGCATATCAAAATCTAACATTCCAATATTTTTTACAACTTCTCTATGAAAGATAGGAGCTACAAACTCTATCCAATATACTTCCCTAAGATCCTCTGAGCCAATAGGGCTCATAACTTTAGAGTGAGGAGAGTTTAGCGATGGAGAGAAAATTCCAATTTTGCTATCTATATAGAGATTTAAATGATCTAAATTTTTAGAAGTCAGAGAAATATCATTATTACATACCATAATATGATCATACTTACTTTTGTAGCCTTTAATAAGCCCTATATTAAAGCTTTCAGTGAAGGATGTGCCAAGATTAGAAGAATCTATAACTTCATATGGATGATCTTGTATATTAGATATAAGAGACTCTGTGTAGTTTCTAGATTTTTCATGATCAAGTATAACTGTATATATCATATTATCCACCAATATAATTTGAACTTTGATGAAAAAATCCAAGGCCAGTGGTTTTTTCACCAATGTGCTGAACAAGCGATCTTGTAGATGCCATGAGAGATACAGATTGATCTTCATTATTAATATAAGACTTAAGAGCCATATCGTAAGCTTCTACTCCTATATTTTCCATCAAATAGATCCCAAAATTTCTTGCAGTATATTCGTCATATAACATTGCTTGAGTTCCGTAAAAACCATCAACAGGATAAGGAGTAAGTCTCGGACGGTCAGAGGAGTCATGAGTCCAGTTATAGCATGAGTATAGAGCTATAGCATATCTTTCACTAACATTTTTTACATGATAATTAATATCTTCTTCTAATCCTCTTAAATAATTAACAAAGTTTTTACTAAAATAGACGTCATCTTCTACAATAAGATTGTTTGTAGAGTTCAATAAAATATAAGCATAATTATATTGCGAGTTGTTGTGGACTAACTGAATATCATGAGGTCTATCAACTTCAAACACATCTGCGTCAATATCGCTAAGCTCGTCTTTTGATCCTTGATAAAATATTTCTAGATCAAGAGATGGATCAATAGTAGACAATGTATCTCTTAGATATGAAGGATATCTTGAACACGACATAATACTTACAGTATTTATCATCTCTCCTCCCCCTCATCTTGCTCATCTAGATCTTGGATAATAGCAATTGACAATGCCGAAATTTGTATCAACTCCATCCGCATATGATCATATGCTGATTCATCGCAGATAGCCATCGCAAACTCACCTATCTCCTCAACTAAAATAGGGAGCCACTCGGTAGGCGTTAGCTTGCGAGTGACTCCAAATTTTGCATCTTGCCGGATACGCTCTTCAACGATGTCGTCTAATATTTTTTCTAAATTATACTTATTGAAGATCAATGTATCGACTCGTTATGAAAGGAGTGAGTTCCAAGTCTGAGGGCCAACAACACCATCAGAAACGAGTCCGCGAGATGACTGGAACCGACGAACAGCACTATCAGTAGCTTTGCCGAAAATACCATCAGCAACGAGAGGGTATCCCTTGCCATTCAGCCCTGATTGAGCCATCTTGACTGCATCACCAGTACTCCCCTGACGGAGAATCTGCTTTGTTGCATTAGCGAGCGCCTGAAGAAACTCATTATTTGGGTTTACCTCTTCGACAATAGGAAGATTGGCGAGAAAAGCAAAGAGATTGTTAGTAGCTTCCTCAGTCATCGGCCCCCAAACGCCATCAGCGTTTAACTTGAGGTTAGACTGCCACTGACGAACAGCGGCTTCGGTTTTAGGCCCAAAAACTCCATCAGCAGGCACACCGACAATCTGTTGAATCTGGCGAACTTTATCGCCAGATGAACCGACTCTCCAGATCGAAGACTGCGGAGGAGCCGGAGGAACAAAAACGGGTGGAGCGGGTGGAGCAGAATTGCCTGCGTGAGCAGCGATTCGCTGAAGTAGATAGGCGTCGAATTCCCCTCGCTTAGATGATCGGCTCCAAGCGTCGGATCTGTCAGCAGGCTGGACATCTCCGTGATGTGCAAGCCCTTGGCCGTTCTTGACATTCTCTCCAATGAATTGAAGGCCCGCCATCGGATCGAATCCGCCTTGATTCCAAGCTTCTACAATAGCCTGAGCCATGAAGTCGATTTCGGTTGGCGTGTAGCCATTTCCGAGATCAAGATCAGCAGAGCGCGCAGCAAGTGCCACCATTACACAGGTGCTATTGTATCCCGGTGCAGCAACGCCGTAGGCGACGTATGTGATAGGCATAAGCCAAACGGCTCCATTAAGATCGGTGATAACGTGATAGCTTCCTGCGTTTGAGCGTCTTGAAATGTATGCAGCAGTGTTCTCTGCTGAGTCATACCCTCCGACACCTTCTGTCGTGTGGATTACAATGCCACCCTTCCACTCAGTCTTCCGTGACGGATAGAACTGAGGAGATGATGGCGGATTATCTAAAAGATAGTAGCTCATAAGTTTTACATTCCTCCTAAGAATATAGCCATTATATCATTAATGACTATATAAAGCCGGTGGAAGGAGTGGGATTCGAACCCACGGTGAGTTGCCCCACAACGGTTTTCAAGACCGACGCATTCGTCCGCTCTGCCACCCTTCCTAGATTCTAAGCCTCAACTGCGTCAACAAAAATTTCAGGATCAGCGAAATTTTGCCCTACGGTTCTCACTAGCCATATATCTAAAAATGGAATTTTATATTTCCATCCAATAGGAACATCTTTCAATTTATACATCTCAAAAATCTTCTTTTCCGCTTGAAGTTCTAGTTCCATTAG